ACCCAGTGACCGATGCGGCTCGCGAGCGGGAGGCCAAGCCGGCCCCGCCGCTGATCCCGCCCCGCATGGTGGCGAAGAAGTCGTGGATTCTGAAGTCCGCCCGCTACATCCAGTCCTGCACGCTGACCAACGGCTGGCAAATCTACTTCTTCTCGTCGGAAGGAGAGCCGCCGCAGGGCTGGCAGGCGAACAGGGTCCACATCGACGAAGACGTAAACAACGGCGATGCGTGGGTTCCGGAAATGCAGGCCCGCCTCTCTGACCGTCGCGGTGTATTTGCGTGGTCGGCTATGCCGCACAGCAAGAACGACTCGCTCCAGTCGCTTGCGGAGCGGGCCGACAAGTTGGCGGAGGAGGGCGTCGAGAATCCGACCATCGTCAAGTTCCAACTCCGATTCCTGGACAACCCGCACATCCCGGACGACGAGAAGCGGAAGCGTATCGAAGGCTGGGCGGCACTGGGCGACGACGTGCTGCGGATGCGCAGTGAGGGCGAGTTCATCAGCGACTCGATCCTCTGCTACCCGACGTTTGCCATGCACGTTCACGGCTACGACCGGACGGACCTGGAGAACCTGACAGTCCCGAACGACTGGTGCCGGTACGCCGCCATCGACCCTGGTCACGCCGTCACGTCGGTGCTGTTCGCCGCCGTGCCGCCCGACGAGTCAATGATGCTGGTCTACGACCAACTCTACATCCGCAACTGCAACGCCATCGTGTTTGGCGAGAAGATGGCGGAGAAGTGCAAGGGGCAGAACTTCTACGCCTTCCTCATCGACATGCACGGCGGCCGGCTCCGCGAGATCGGCTCGGGCCGCTTGCCGGTGGAACTGTACACCGAGCAACTCAAGTCGCAGGGGGTGGCGAGCGAGACGACGGGGCACAGTTTCCTGGCGGGGTGCGACGACGTGCAGGCCCGCATGTCGGCCGTCCGCAACTACCTCCACATCCGCCCAGACGGCAAGCCGATGCTGCGGGTGCTGCGGAACGCCGTCCCCGACCTGGAGCGGGAACTCAAGCGGTACAAGCACAAAACCCAGTTGGTGGGCGGCACCTACGTGGTCACGGACCAGCCGAACACGCGGGGGGAAGTCCACGCCTGCCAGTGTTTGGAGTATCTCTGCGCCTATCGACCTCGCTGGCACAAGCCTAAAGTCGATGTCGGCCCCGATCCCTGGTACGTCGATTGGATGCGGAAGCGCAAGAAGCGTCTCGCAGCCGATTCCGACGAGTTCATCTTCTTAGGCCCACAGTCAGGAGCGAAGTATGGAAGCCGAGTCCTTTAGCCCGCCGCAGGTTCGCGTGGGCGACAGCGTGTACTGGTATCACGACCCCCTCAACTGCAACGAGCCGACGCTGGGCTGGATCGTGGAGCGTCCCGGCATCCTGACGGTCAGCATCCTGACCTTCTCTCCGAACACCGGGTTCCTGGAGCGTCCGTCCGTGCGGCACAAGGACGATCCCGGCTTGCAGGAGAACGCCGACTGGCGGCAGTGGGGCTGCTGGGACTTCACTCCGCAGTCCGCCCAGTTGCGAAAGTTGGACGGGCTCATGTCCCAGATTGCCAACCTGACGGAACAGGTTGCCCTTGCAAGGAAGCAAAACGGTGGAACCAAGAACGGGTGAGGACGCCCTTCGCTCTCTGGCGACTGGGTGGCTCAAGAAGATCGAACTGTCTCTCAAGCACAAGCGTCCTTTCACGGAGGACGGGCGGGAGGCCATGTCGTTCTTTGACGGCCCGCACAACTGGTTCTGGAAAGACACCTACGCCCGCCACGAGTACGGCTACAACCGGACCATCGCCCCGCCCGCGTTTCGCATGCAGGTGAATCGCGTCTTTGAGGCGGTCAAGTTGTTCGGCTCCGTCATCTACCACCGCAATCCGGTGCGGACGGTGACGCCTGCCAAGTACCCGTTCGTCTCGCCGGAGGTGGTGGGCGTCATGGATGACCAGTCCATGATGGCGTACCAGCAGGCCGCTCAGGACACGATCCAGCGGACGGAGGTTCGCAAGGTCGCCGCCCTGCTCATGGAGCGGTATCTGAACTACACGCCCAACGAACTCGACCTCAAGACGCACAGTCGCCGCGTCGTGGACGAGGCAATCATCAAGGGCATGGGAGTGTGGTGGACCGAGATGGTCACGCTTCCCGGATCGGACATCGGGATCGTGGGGTCGTTCGCGGACAGCGTGGACAACTTCACGATGGACCCGGACGCCACCGAGATCGAGGACATTACGTGGTGCGCCAGGCGTTGCACGCACCCGATTGACGTTGTGGCCCGCCAGTACGGCCTGGATCGCGAGCAACTCAAGGGGCACCTGGACGGGGCCAAGCCGGTTGGCGACGGCGGGGACGCCCAAATCTTCTCGGAGGACGACCAGACCTACAAGGGCCGCAAGGCTGGCAAGTCCAACGAACTGGTCACCTACTGGAAGATTTGGAGCAAGACGGGGCTGGGCGACCGCCTCAAGGACACGCCGAAGGAACTGATCGGCACCTTCGACGCCGTTGGCGACAACTGCTACATCGTCGTCTGCGAGGGCATCCCGTACCCGCTGAACATGCCGCCGTCTGCTCTTGAGGAGCAGGTCGATGAGGCGACCGGCATGCCGCCCGGTATGTTCCGGGCCGTGCAGTGGCCGATTCCGTTCTGGGCGGAGGCCAACGGCTGGCCGTTCGTGCATCTCGACTTCCACCGCAAGCCGGGCTACGTGTGGCCGATCAGCCACATCAAGCCGGGCATCGGGGAACTTCGGTTCCTCAACTTCGCGATGTCGTTCATCGCCCAGCGTGTCGCCACGAGTTGCGAGACGCTGCTGGGCGTGAGCAAGGCGGCGGACCAGGACATCAAGGATCAAATCCTGGCGCAGTCGGAAAAAGGCTTCAAGGTCGTGGAGATCAGCGAGACGCTCGGGCGGAGCGTCAACGACCTCATCAGCGTCTTTCAGTTGCCGGAGGTGTCTCCGGAGTTGTGGCGCATCGTGGAGGCCGTTGCCCAGCAGTTCGACAAGCGGGTGGGCCTGACGGAACTCGCGTACGCAATGTCCTCCAGCCAGATACGGAGCGCCACAGAGGCGAACGTGAAGGCGGAGCAACTGAGCGTACGCCCGGACGACATGGCGAACCGGCTGGAGGACGCCATGAGCCTGCTGGCCCGCCGCGAGGCGTTGGCGGCTCGGTGGCTGCTGCGTCCGCAGGATGTCGATTCGATTGTCGGCCCGTTGGGGGCGGCGGCATGGGCGCAGCACGTCGCCAGCATGGACCCAGCATCGGTCGCTCGGGAGTTTGAGTACCGGGTGGAGTCTGGCTCGGCCCGCAAGCCCAACAAGGCGACCCGCGTGGAGCAGATGCAGGCCGCTCTCCAGACGCTTGGGCCGATCCTGCAAGGGCTGGTTCCGATGGGGATGGTGGACCCGCTGAACGCCTTGATCTCGGACTGGGCGGACAGCCTGGACATCGACGCCAAGCCCTATCTGCTTCCGCCGCCCCCGCCGCCTCCTGCTCCGCCCCCGCCGGGCTCCCCTCCCGGCCCGCCGGCCGGGCCTGACGCTGCCGCCCCGCCTGGACCGCCGATGCCAGAATCCCCGCCCCCGCAAGTGCCGCCCGAGATGCAGCCGTAGGCGGACAAGAACCTATAGGTGCCATGAAGACCACAGCCACACTTCCGCCAGAAATCGCTGCTGCCGGCTCAGACGTGCAGTCGCATTACCTGCGTCTCATCCAGGACGGGCAGACGGAGCGGTTCGCCGCCATGTGTGCCCTGCGTCAGCCGCCTGGAACGCGGGGCAGCGACCGGGCGTTCATGCAGGGCCGTCTGGGGGGCGAATGGCTCAACAACATTCCGCGAAAGCAGGCTGACTGGCTGATCCGGCAGGCCCAAGCCGCAGGCATCAGCACCGCCGGCAAGTTCTACATGGGCGGCATCGCGGACAAGAGGGGCCATCGCGATCCGGAGGCGTGGGTGGACTCGACCGCCGACATCCTCCGCGTTGCCAAGAAGCGCGACCTGGAGGTTCACGGCATTGTGGACTACGTGCCACCGCAGAAGGCGCCGCCCAAGGAAGTGGACATCAACCCTCGCATCCTGCGTGAGCATGTCCGCGAGGAGATGAAGAAGAACCCGAAACTCAAGCGTGGCGAGGCCATCGAGAAGGTGAAGGACCGCATCGTGCCTCACTGGAAAAGGAAGAAGCAGTAATGCCGAACAAGATCGAACGGCTGAACTCCGTGACCGGGCAGTTCGTCGCCACTGCAAGTGCTGCCACGAGCCCCAAGATTCCGTTTGGGGCCGCTGCCGGTGGCGTCATCATGGTGGACGCCGTGTCCAGTGCCACGACGATTACGTGGCATGTTGCCTTCGGGCAGGAACTCACGCCGGTGCCGCTCAATGCGGACGGCTCCGGTGTGACCACGACCATTGCGGCTGGCAATGCCTACGTGCTGCCGGATGCCCTGTTCGCGGCGCCGTTCATCGTGGCGGTCGTCAATGCTGGCACCGCGACGTTCCGCGTAAGCGTGAAGGGATAACGCATGGCTCCACCGAATCTCCTGCTCATCACGGCGATTTACGGCAACACGGCCCGTGCCAGTGTCGGCACGGGGTCTACGGTCCTGCTTTCGAATCCGGCAGGCA